ATTGAGTATTTTGTTGTCAATTTCCATTCGGATTTCTCTCTAAATGGTATAATTTTTATCTGACTTAGGGGTGCTTTTGGGTCTTCAATTTGTGTCTTATTGACTACAGATACTAGTTTCCATTGTTCTAAAAGTGACACTATAGTGTTTCTTCGTGCAATATCTGACTCATCAAGATTAGAAGGTTTACCATCGAGTTTGAATAACTCTTTGAAATGTGTGATATAATACTTACCACGTTTGTGTAGAATATGACAAGACTGAAATAATTCCTTATCCTTTCTTGATGCGACACCTATTCTAGAAAGTGTTTCTCTAATTTTTAAAAAATCGTCTTTTTCGGGGAATGTGACCTCTACTAGGCCTTTTACTATTTCTTCTTGGTTATCCATTATCTCTACCACCAGTTTTCATACTGTTTTTCAATTCACGATATTGTTTTTCAGATAGTAAAGTTGCATATTCTTTTGCTTCTTTTGTTGATATCTGATAATAATCTTTAATTATATCGAGTTTTTTACTAACGTAAGGTTTACTCCACTTGGAGAACCTTTGACGTTTCCTAAGAGTATTTAGGAAAAAGACATATTGAAGACGATTGTCTACACCATGTCTAATGTTCATTTCGTTAGTAAGAAAAACAGAATCTTGGTGATAAGATAATGCTTTGTTTATTAAGAATGGTTGATATGATTTCTCTTCGATATCATCAACCATGATATCAGTTTTATCGGAAGAGACCGATTTTACAAAATCGAATGGATTTCTTTTAGACATTAAGTGCTTCTTATATAAGAATCAATTAAGGCTTGTCCTTTCAATGGAGTTCCAAAGATATAGATTTCTCCGTTGTCTAAAGTTCTTTTAACTGTTTCGTCATTGTATTGAATATCTAAGACACCTCTTCCATTTTCAGTGTCTTGTGGTCTTGTATCATACCACATTGAATTCAGTGAATGTGCATGTGCAGATTTAACACCCTTTGACCATGCTTCTGCTTCTATTTTAAGTCTTTGTTTTTCGACTCTCTCATCATATTGTGTCATTTTCTCTCCCCTTTTTAAACTGTTTATCTGCACTTCGTTGTAATGATTTTTCGACTTGATTGTCTAACCATCTAAAAAACCATTGTCTTAACTTTCCCATTATGCCTCTTTGTTTGGATTCCACATAACTAGGTTTTTAGTTTTGAGTCTGTTTGCAACAATAGTATATCTGTTTTGTTCATCTTTCCATTCTTTTAACCATTTGTGTCCGTCTCTCTCTGCATCTATAAAGATTGCATTAGTGAATGCCATTGGTAATAAAATACCTACATGGATAAAGATACTTATAACTGTATTGTAGTTAAACATTCCTAGATAGTTTGCAGCTAAGAATCCAAAGAACACACTCCATACAGTGAACAAGACTAACATAAAGTATGTCTGTAAACTCGGGTCGGGAATCAGTGATAGTGGATTGTATCTCACGTCCATTACTCTTCTCCAACCATTTACAAAACTCATAACAGTTCTTCTAAATAAACTTGGTTTTTTCATCATTGGTTCTATTTTACTCATTTTATTCTCCTATGTGATTTCTCACAAACTCTTTTACTACATGAAGTCCTACTGACAACCATGTAATTACTATTAGACTCCACACTAATAGTTCAATCACTTGAACTTACACTCAGACATAATCTCGGTAAGACATGCAACGAAATTGATTTCACTATCCATTGCAAAAGCAGACTTGTATTGATAGTCTGCAATAATCAAAACACTTGCTGGAATACTAGAAGGTTCTAGTCTTTGTTCAAGTGTATTAAAGACTTTTCTAAACAAAGTATCAAAATCATTATCACTATTTTGTGCAACCCACTTCCTCATAGAAGTCCAGTTCTTATCCTTCATCATATCAATAAGTGGTGTTAGTTTCTCTTCGGCTAGTGTTGCAATAAGACCAGTGTCTATTACACCACTGACTCCATATCTTTGAACCTCGTTGATACACCTTCTGAAATCGGGGAAGAACTTTAATATAAGTTCAACCAAAACCTTTTCGTCATACTTAATACTTTCGTTATCACAAATTTGTTTAAGTCTTGAAAGGAATATTCCAGCAAGTTGTTGTTTATCACTGGGTGTTAGTTTGAAGTCTATGACTGTTGTTCTTGAATGTAGTGGTTTAATAATTCTATTCTTGTAATTACAAGTAAAGATAAATCTACAGTTCGAAGAGAACTCCTCTATGAAGTTTCTCAAGGCAGGTTGAACTGAGTCTGCAGAAATGTAATCTGCTTCATCAAGGATAACAACCTTTGACCCACCACTAAGTGAAACTGTAGATGCAAAGTTTTTAATTTTAGTTCTTAAGGTATCAATCAAACGACCTTCGTCTGACCCATTGATTACTATAAAGTCTGCACCCAGTTCGTTGCATAGTGCTTTTGCAATTGTTGTTTTACCAACACCAGCAGAACCACATAACATGAGATTTGGTATCTCTCCCTGTTTTACAAATTCTCTAAAAGTATTCTTAATACCCTCGGGTAGTATCGTGTCCTCAATTGTTTGAGGACGATACTTTTCTACAAATAAAAATTCATTCATCATAAGAAGTTAAAACCCCTCCGAATTAACTGTCATAAGAACCCTTGAAGATTGATGAGATGTCTTATGTCCCGTATGCATTGCAGAGACTATTGCAATACTTACTCTATTATATAGGTTAAACATTGTATTTTGAATCAGGCTCCAATGCAATAAAGTATTCTAAATCCACATCTTTGTTTTTAAAGTGTGAGATTCCTTTTGAAGAAACTAGAACTTCATAGTTTCCATCTAATACTTTAAGGTTCTCAATCTTAAAGTTCATAGTGTATGAAACACCATTTCCTTCACCCACGATTCTTGAGAATGTGTTTGAAGTTGCATTCTTCTTATCAGTCACTTCCAATTTAATTGTAGTTCCATTTGAAGAAAGAATTAAATCTCCGACACCTAGAACACTTGCTGCTTTCTGCAACTCGTTTAGAAGTGTAGAAGAGATATCAATACCGATTTCTGCATCAGGCATTGTTATCATTTTTTCGGGTGAAGTCACCATTCCTTCACTTGCATAAAAATACGCAAGACTAGAATTTGTGTCTGCAACTGTTAGACTTGCATCACCGAAATTAAAATCGGGGTCTTCCAGTAAACTGGTTGCACCTAAAAACTCTGGCAGATTGTAGATACTGAAATCTTGAGGAAAGTCCTCAGACACAGTTGCAACTGCAAGAATGTTTTTCATATTAGAGATTGTTTGAAGTGTGTTTCCACTACTTACTTTAATCCCTTGGTTTATTGTTGAGAAATTTTTGAAGATATTCCTCGTATCATTACTAATTTTCATCACTTGTTAGCCTCCTTTATCGCTTTGTCGTGAACGTGAAGCATGAATAATGCATAGTGTAATACTTTAAGTATATCTGCACGATTCTTCCCACCTTTTTTTCCGTATCTTTGGGCATACTTTAGTATGTTCCCGATACAAAATCCTTCCCCATGACCACTGTCAATTATAAATTCAGTGGACTGGTATTTGTTTAAACTGTAGTGTTGGTCATAAGTTGTATCAATATACGTGGAGAACTCTTTAAGAAGTTCTCCCTCGTCATATTTGTAGTCAATTGGTTTTGACTTAGTCTTAAATAATCCCATACTAGTCATTATACTCTGAAGACTCAGTTTCGTCAACTGGGTTTTCTGCATTCAAGTCTACTCCAGCATCAATCTTGGAGTAGAGGTCGAGGATACTATTTCTAGTCTCTTCGTCAAACCTTGAAATACACATAGTGATTGACTTCAGTTTGTCGTCAAACATTCTGAATGCATTCACAATGTGAACCAATCTTCTAGTGGTAATAACATCATCAATCGCACCTTCATAGTAGGTTTTTCTGATAATGTCTGCCCAATCTACTAGTTTGTGACAGAACTCGGTATCAACATCTCCAGTCAATTCCATTTCTTTTTTAAGAATACTTCTCTCAGTAGTCACTGGTGGATATTCTTGTTGCATTGTGATTGCAAACCTTTCCAACATGGCTTCATTCATGATTTGAGTTCCTATGAACTTTCCATCATCAGAACCTTGTCCTTTAGTGTTTGCAGTAGCAAGAATGGTGAAACCTTCTTTAGGTGAAACCCACTCACCAGTTTTCTTGATTAGGTATCCTTTACCTTCAAGAACTGATTGTAGACACATAAGTTTGTTAGAACCCAAGTCAACTTCGTCAAGAAGAAGGACAGCACCTTTTCTCATTGCTTTGATAACAGGGCCTTCTCTGAAGACGACATTACCATTAACAAGAGTGTGACCACCCATTAGGTCGTCTTCGTCTGTCTCAATAGTGATATTGACTCTGAAGAGTTCTCTCTTCAATTGAGCACAAGTTTGTTCAATCATTAATGTTTTACCATTACCACTTAGTCCAGTAATGAATACTGGGAAAAAGATTTTAGATTTGATAATTCCTTTGACATCTTTGAAGTGTCCAAAAGGAACATAGTTTGACATTTTCTCGGGAATGATTTTTACATTGTCATTCACGTTAACAGTTTGAGTTGCAGCTGCAACTGGCATGTTTGAAACTGATTGCATTGGTGCAACTGGAACAACTTTTGGTTGTTCTGTTGGAGGAACTATTCCACTCTCGGAATATCCACCATTGTATCCACCGATTATTGCAGTAAGATTAAAGACACCATTGTCTCTAAAATTATACCTAGAAGATTTCACCCAATATGGGAACGTCCCAACATTGTCAATTTCTTCTTTAGTAAAAACCGATTGATTCGGATATTTAGATATCAACGTATCTAAAAATTCCTTCCTATCGGGTGTGTAGTGAAACGGCTTTCCCATCACGTCAATCGATTCACTTCTGTCATAACTTCTTTTATCCATATTATAGTCTCCTTTTAAGTTGTTATTAGTTATTTTTCTCATCTTGTATAGTATACTAAAAAGTGAGGGTCATTGTCAAGTATTTTTCTATTTAATTGACTCAAATCTAGTCCCCATTTTTAGTTGTTGTTTCTGATTTAGTTCACCACCATTGTTGACCCAAATCCTAAATGCAAAACATTCCTTCTCTTCAGATTTACATTCATTGAACATAGGACAGTCATATCTGACGCAAGGTGAAGGCCCCACGTCCATAACTGCATCTGCAAATTTACTGTAATCTGAATCGTGTGAAATGTAATATGCTTCGTCTACTCTTAATGGTTCTCTCATGATGTTTTCTCCATGATTGTTTTTAGTGTATACCTTTTATCCAGTAGTGTCACTTCAAAAGTGTCAAGAACAAAATCATGTTCTACTAGATAGGGTGCTTCTTCTTTTCTTGATTGCAGTATCATTACCCTATTGGTAAAGTCCCTGTAATCGTCTCTCTCTAAAATGAATGTTTCATTCATCATATATTTTCCTTCCATTATGCTATCTCCTTAATGAATTCGTTAGTTAAAAATCTTGAAGTGGTTTTTGATTTCTGATTTCTTTTGAAGGCAGCCATTACTCTAACCTTCTTCGCATCAATAAATTCCTCTCCAAGTTCGTCATTCCCAGCAGTTCCTAAGTTGTTAGCTGCAGTGAAAAATAATTTGTTGTATCCATGGGCAGTGAAAATCTTTCCTTCTTTTCTGATTTCTCTCCATGCAATATCAGTATCAGTTTTTCTATACTCGTTAGTGTGTTCTAGAACACCATAGAGGTCTTGTTTTCTTCCAAGAACAAAGTATCCAGTGACAATAACACCAGTAGTTTCTGATAACCAGTCTAATAAGTTCTGAGTTGTTTTGAAATTATTTCTTCCATAATAATCAGAACTATCTTCCAGTGGAAACACTTTGTTCAAAAATGGGTCAATCATATCTCTAGACTTTTTACTTCTCCAGTAATATCCATCTGAATCTTCCATTGACTTTTCTTGTTCTCTGTAGTCCTTTGATTCTTCATCACTTTTTCTAAGGAAGTCTGCACCATGAGAATACCCATCAGTAATTACTGTTAGGATTGATTTCTCAATTCCGTATTGTGCATTGAACTCGGGAAGTAGTTGTCTAAGTGCAACAAGTGTTTGGTCAAGTGGAGTTCCACCTAGTCTATAGTCTTGAGGTCTGAAGTTGCACTCCAAATCCCAGTAGCTTCTATCTGCAGTGATTGATTCGAACTCACCGAAGAACTCGTTATATGATGCAATAGATTTTTCATAGTTTCTCCAAGAGATTTTCTGACTGAAGTAGTTTGCATAAATGCAACCCAAGTATCCTAACATTTCTTTGTGTTGTCTATTGTTCATTTCGTTAGACATAATCTCAATTAGTTTACCTTCATTGTTTCCGAAACCATACTCATCTTTATTTGAATCAGAATATGCATCAGAGAAAAGGTATACTCTATAAGGAATGTTAACTTTTCTACAGAACATTGCAAGTATCATTGATTGTTCTAATAGGTCTGTCACTTCATCACAGATTGAACCACTCCAATCAAGTAAAACAGTCAACCCGTGGTTTTTACCTTCGGGAAGATATGTAGCTCTTTTGAAAATGTCATCAACGATTTGGTATTTTGCAAGTCTATTCATATCTAACTTACCAGTTTTACCACTGAATGCTTTCTTGGAAAGTTGTGCAGACTGTTTCATTTCAAATTCTTTTGCCATGTGAGCAACAATCTTTTTGTTTTTGTTTTCTATTTTCTTTCCAGTGAAAACACCTCTCTCATAATTTTTAGTCCAATCTTCTTCAGACTTATACTCGGGAACTACACCCACGTATTCTCTCCAATCAGATAGAACTTTTTTGAAAGGAAGAACTACTTTATGCATATCATTTTTTGCAAAAACTTCTTTTAGATTGATTGAAGTCTTAATTATGTTTTCGTCTGAAAGAAATTGTTCTTCATTGTTATGTGCAAAGTGTTCAGTAATTGACTCCCTTGCACCTTGTTTATCGTCATGATAACCTTGGTCTTTACCACCTTCTTTACCACCAGTAGACTTGACTTGTTGTTCTGCATCATCAGTGTCACCCTCTTCTTCTGCAGTGTCTTCTTCAGTGTCACCACTGTCAATGTTATCGTTTAACTCGGGAAGTGTATCCTCTTCTGTATCATCTTCATCTGAATCTCCACCATCAGAAGATTCTTGAGATTCGTTTTCCATCTCTTCCATTTCTGATTCTTCTTCGTCACCCTCTTCGTCTCCATCTTCATCGAGGTCAAACATTTGAGGAACTAACATTTCGTCATCTTCAGTTCTTGTCTCATTTTCTTTTGACCACTCATAGATAGCAGTTGCACATTCAACAACGTCTTCCCAAGTCTTACATGCTTCTGACATGTCTAAGAATTCTTGTTCTACTTTATTGAACTGAAGACCAAGTCTTGAACCGACCTTAGTTTGTAAATTGATTTTGTCAATCAATGAAAGTTCTGAAAGATTTCTTTCCTTAAGTTGGAAGAAGTCCATTGTCATTAATTCATTGTATGCAGTAAAGAAAGATTTTCTCAATCCTTGGAATTTGTTTTTGATTGCTTTCTCAATCCTAACGTCTTCAACAACATTAAGATATCCTTTAAGTGTTCTATTCATTTCTAATGCAGAGTGAAGACCCTCGTAAGGTGTATTCAATGCATGTCCAACTTCATGTCCCATGAATAGGTCATAAAGTTCACTACTGATATCTTCTTTAAAGATAGGACAAGCAAGTATCCTATTCTTTACATCAAAATATGCAGTTGGTATTTTCTTATGGACAACAGTGATATTCTCTGCAGCCATTAATTTTGCTAATTGGTCTTTTTGTCTAGTTATTTTTGTCATGTTTATAGTATACTAAAAAGTGAAGGTCATTGTCAACGCTTGAGAGTAATAAATTTTCTCCTTGATTTTGAAAATTGTTTCATTGGGGATTTGAAGATAATCTCTTCTTTGGTTCCAGTCTTGATGTATCCAACTAAGTGTCCAGCATCATTGACTATATAAGTGTGATTGGATATTTCCCAATCTGTAATCTCTTTAAGATATTTCATTAAGCTACAAGTGTCTCCCATGAACCACTACAACCTATTGCAGAGTTGTCTCCACCTTGTCCTTCATACCACCATTCCAT